AGGTCCAATTGGGTCTCTGAATACTACGTTCATAGCGTTCCATTTAAACCTACCAGCTACATAGGTTTCTGTGTTTAGGAAAGGGATTGCCACAGATGTGATATCAATCGAAGGTCTATCCGTCGATTCAACAAACCATTCGTTAATCCCAAGGGTAGAGTCAAATCTTAATATAAATCTATTTACTCTTTTCGGTTCGTATGGAACCGGCATTTTCATCAGTAAATCTGCCATTTTATTTTTTTTTGATTATATTTATAGTCGTACTTTTTAAATACACTTAATAAATATATCCATGCCTAAAATATTTTACGACAGATCAAAATTTATTGAAAAATCAAAAAAAAAATTAATTGTGGTACCATTGTTTTTTTGAAGAAATTTGAGCGTTGAAAAATTTTTCTATTTACTTTGTTTTTTTTTCGGATATTCTCTATTAGAATCTGGTTTTTTTCCCGCTCGCGGTTGAATATGTCTTTAATATAGGTTCTTTAATAAATTCTTGTTTAATTTTTTCTAAGTTTCTTATATCATCATCTGAAAATCCAATTGTAGGTGTAAATGTTCCTTTGACATTGTCTTTCAAATAAAGTTTTTTCTTCAATTTTTTTGCATGTCTTTTTACATAATCAATAAATTCTTGTAGTGCTTTTACTTTGAGTTCTTCAGGACTAGCTGCACTATTCTCACTTCCATAAGACACAGGATAATACTTATTCAAATCCATATAATAATTTATCAAGTCTCTTGTGTTGATTCTATTTCCTGATACCTTTCTATATTTTTTCAGGTTTTTAAGTAATAAATCTTTGTTAATTCCATTATGATTAGATATAATCATATTGTATATGGCTTGCTTTATGGTGTTTGGGTTATGTCCTCTAGCCGTAATAATTGAAAAAATAGAACCATTATTAATTGCTTCTACAAAGTCGGACCATACTGGTCCAGGTTTTCCCTTCATACTATCAATGATAAATTGTCTGTCTCCTTCTGTTCTAAAATTACGAAAGGGGTTTTGAGCGTAGTCCACAATGGTGGTTCCCTCATACGGGAAATTTTCCTTACCTATAATTCCACGATACTTAGCAAAATCTTCGGTGGACATTCCAACTTCAGATCCTTTATCATCAAGAACCATAATCTTGGTCGGCATATGCATTATGTTATCATCCCAATCAAATGCATAATACTTTAATTCGGGGGTTCCGAAAACATCGAAACCCTCCGAAATTAAAGTCTGTTTGGTGTGTGAAATCATTTATTATTAGATATTTTCAAATGACGCTCCGGTTGGAGTTATCAAGAACTCAATATCAATAAATTCAAGTGCCTTAGTTGGTTTTAGATAAATTTTTCCTGAAAGGGTGTTCCTATCCAAATCCTCAGGAGAGTTACTTACGGTTACTCTAAAGTCATAAAGCCCCCTATCTCTTCTGATAGCATCCACGATCGGATTAACACTATCCAAGAAGTCCTGACGAACCTTAGCATCGTTTTGTTCGAACAACAATCTTACAGCAACAGCAGAAATAAGTTTTCTAGCTTGTAGTAACAATCTTCTCACATTAATTCTGTTCAATGCTGTGTCAGATATTTGAAGAGTTTTATTACCCCAAATAACAGTACCAACATCAGAGAAAGTTGCGATAGGATTGATACGACCTTGATACAAAGTGTCTCTATCTTCTTGAGTCAACTTCTTACGAGCTTTAATAGCATTTACTAAACCACGTGTGTAACCCGCAGTTGCAAACCAAGGGAATGCGATGTTATCAGTTAATGCTAAGTTTCTACAAACCTCGTTGGTTGGTGGAATATAAATTTGAGTGTTATTTACAGTATCCCTTACAAGTATCCAAGGATAGTAGGTAGCAGTATAGTTGGAATCAATACCTGTATTATCTAAGTTATCAACTGCTTCGGTAGGATAAATGAAGTTATCGTTACTAGTTGGTAAAAACACATTACAATCAGGTGTGGTGACAATATAAATCGAGTCAGCTCTCTCGAACGTAATCATCGAAATAGCGTCTTCTACAAGATTTGAGTTATTAACATAGTCAATACCAGGGGTTGCAAACACATTGATGTTTGTGGATTCAGGGTTATTGAATGTACTGATACCCAACAAATATGCATAGTAGTCAGTATTAGTGTAATCTGTGAAGTTTGAAACACTAATAGGTTTAAATGCCCCCCACCCTGTAGCGTTCGGGTATCTTGTTGTTGCGCAAGCACCTCTCTGATATCCAGTACCACCGAGTATAAAACTATCACCGTTTGTGCGATACTCACGATAAACATCCCAACCATCAAAACCCTTTTGAACTAAGAACGTAAACTTACGAGCTTGAATTTGGTAATAAGGATTTTCAGGACTTTCTGGGTCAGATTGAAACGATGCATCACCACATTGGAATGCAGGAGTTCCAGAAGTAGGACCTATAGCAATCTGAACAACCGTAGCGCCTGAGTCCATATGGAAACCTTGAGTAATGTAATCCCATGGTTCAGCAGCTTCAGAATCACAAATACTCACAGGATATTGAGCTCCTTTATATTGATAAAAATCAACATCATAACCAATTTGACTTGAGATACCTAAGAAGGTTGTTCTTACTCTGTCTCCTGAACTCTGAACCGCATTTGACATACCACGAGAAGAAACAGGTCCTGTAGTAGTTCCAAATGGGGGGTTGTAAATAACTTCACCAGGGAAATAGTAAGCGGTTTTGTAAATTGGGAAAGGAGGGATTGCATTGGGATACTCCCTCATAACATATCCTTCGAAACCACAAGGTAATGAATCGATAGGTGCATCCGAATCCAATTCTAACATAATATACTTCGAATTCAAAGCATATTCTCCGTCAGAAGTACCGATCTTAACACCAATGTAGTTATTTGATGATGAATCCATAGTACAATTGGTAAATTTCTCCAAATAAACGGGGTTGGTATCGGTGTCGAAAAAGTCACGAACACCAACATCAAATGTCAAATTGTTGAATGAAATATTTTGAATCGAAATTTTAATTTGAGTATTCGCAGTGTCACCATCAGAGATTGTTAAAACTTTAAACAATCTTTCGACCGTACTACCTCTAAGTTGTGAAACAACCCATGGGGATTCTGCAGCTCTATACCTTTCTAAATAATTGGCGATAGATCCAGTTGTGGAATTATAACGTAATCCTGGTGTTGAAATAACAGAGGTTTTCAACCCTCTAATATACCCTTTATTATAACCATAAGTCAGGAGGGTTGGGTATACTTCTTCAACCATAATAGGAACCTCCGTTCTACTTTTTGCAAAGTTGGAACGACCTAACACAGATGGTAAGAAGTTTTGATTCGTTTGTGATAAAGAAACAACGAAAGAGAAATTTTCAGGACTTGCCGCACCATCAGTAATACCTGAAATAGCAAACTCAGCAAAAGGGTTCGTAGTTATTGCCGAATATGAACCACTCGTATTTAATACAACACTTGTAAGTCCAGTGACTTGATATCTTGGACCTGATCCACCAGAACCATAATTCGAAATACCTCTTGATCTTAATGTAGCAACAACAACATCATTATAATCTAAAAAGGAAACACCCGAAAAATTAAAAACAGTTCCTGAAAGAACACCTGTATAATTACCTGAACCCGTGTTTGTTAAAGTAGTGACTACACTAAAGAAAGAATATCCTGTATAATTACCATTGGTACTTTCGTTAAAATTAGAATAGTACCAAGCATCATTGTTTGGCGAAGTGTAGTCAGCGGTAGAGTTAGTAAGACCTGACATTCCAAACACATTGGTTTGACCTGTATAACCACTCAACGCACTATATGCGGCATCAGTGATTGTACCAAAGTAGTATATTGAAGTACCACTAGTAGTTCCAGATGCGTTAACAATCTCCGTAAGTTGAGTACTTAATTCACTACTAAAAGACGATTGGTCTCCATTCAAAAGTGAAAAAGGGTTATTTAAGTTGGTACCTACTAATGTTGAACCGACAGGACTAAGTGTTACAGTACCCCCTGTACTTGCTGAAAAATTTATAGTGAAAACTGATTGTGTTCCTGTTAAACCTATGGAACTACCATCCACGTTGGCTTGAATAGATAAAGACCAACCTGCGCCAGCGTCATAACCAGATAAACCTAGGACACGTGTTACAAACAATTGGTTGGATTGTTGTAGATAAGATTTAGCAATGTATGCTAATTCATACTTAGGTATCTGAGTATTAACAAATTTTTCAGGAATTGTACCCCCAAAAAATGCTTCAAATTCATCGTAGTTAGTTATGAAAATAGGTTCGAAAGCTGGACCTGTAAGGGTTTCACCAACTAACCCCAATGTTGTAACACCAACACTTTGTGCTACAAAACTCAAATCTCTCTCTGAAGTATAAACACCAGGAGATACAAAAATTTTATTGG